GATTAAGCCCCGTGAGTGCAAGTTAGCTGAACCGTAGTCGAAGCCTTCTTGACCAGTCCACAACGCAGTTGTCGGATTAGCTCCATCGTACTGACGTAGACCACACATTTCAATCTCAGAGTCATCAAGACCCCAACCTGAAGTTGTGCCAGCAGTAGAACCGAAGAACTGGTCTGCTTCTACAATCAATAATGGGCCAAGCTTACCGATAACACCTTTGATGTTACGGTTGTTTGAGCCACGAACATCGCCATCTTTCATCAACGTCTGATAGCCAGCTGTGTCACTGCGTAACAAGTTAGCCATTGCTGCATCGATAATAAACAGCCATACTGGCTCACCATTTGCTAGCATGTAAGGCTGTAATGGACGACGCACACCACCAGTAGTGAAGCCATTAGAAGTCTTTAACGTCTTCTCGATGTCTAACAAAGCAGCGAAGTTAAACGTAGTACCCAAGTCGATAACATGAGTAGGCGCTTGCACACCGTCTTCGTTTGTATTCAACAAACCTTGACCAGCATCAAAGATCGACTGATCTTTAAAACGAGTAAACAAGTCGCCAAGTTTATTTCGTGAATCAGAGTGCTCGTTAATTGTCAAGTCACCGATATTGACACCGTCGAACTTATCACCATTGTCTACTACTAGACGGTAACGCTCAACCGTAACTTTATCAGAGAATTTCTTTTTCTGCTCGCCCTTACCGTAAGCAGTTGTTTTACCTTTAATAGCTTTACCTGATAGGTTGCCATCAAAGTCAAATACTACGGTATGACCTTCGCCAGAATTTTCGTTATTGGACTGGAATACCACTGCGTCTGAAGTAGACCCAGTAAACGGTGCCCAGAATGATTTGCTTGCTGCTTGCACCAAGCCTTCGCGCATCCACTTCTTGCGCTTTAGATCAGATGTTAAGCTTACAACAGCTGTAGCCATGATCGTGCCCTTTATGATTAATGTGAGGTTTAATAAGCACAAAGCCTTGCAAGAGATGGTAACCCAGTCTTACGTACAATGTCGAGTTTCTTAGAACCTGAAACAGGTTTAATACTACTCCACTCAGACTTTAATTATACCATCTTTGCATAGAAAATGTACATTTATTAAATTTAATACGTTTCGTCTTTATATGAGTCAGTAGCTGCTCTGTTAACAGCAGAGTCTTCAGGTTTACTTCCACCAGGTAGCTTACCTAAGCTAAGGTCATCAGGCGAGTCTTCTTGCTTTATGACTCTACCTTTAGTTAAGTAACCCTTAGTAGCTTCTAGAAACTCACTGAATGAGTACTCTCCGCTCTCAAGCTTCTTAACGAACCGTGGTGGCAAGTCATTAGCTATCACGTCGTCGTTTATCTCTAGTCCTGGGTTTGCTTCGGTGAAGTCAGACATGAGACGCTCTCGGTACTCGATTTCAGTCTCATTCTGCGCCTTTGTGCTAATTTCTTCGCGACGTGTTTTAAACGCTGCTGTGTTCGATTGCTCGATCTCATTTAGCTTAGTTCTCCAGGCATCTGGGTCTTCGTGCTTCAGCGTAGCTAACTCTTCACGCTGCTCCTCGGTCACACTAGCTGTCACATCTTTAGCCCACTCAGCTTCTAGCTTAGCATTCTCGCTAGCCAGGCGCTTTTGTTCTTGCTGCGACTTACCGTATGCTGCCTGGGTGTCACGTCGACGCTTTTCTAGTGTAGCAGCGTAGCGTACCTCTTCTGCTGCCTCGATGTCATCTGGTATTGCCCAGTTGCCATCTTCACCTTGTGTCATTGCGCTTGCTACTGAATTTACTTTCTCTTCAAACGTCTGCTGTGCAGGAATGTCTGTGCTCATGTTATCACCTATTAGTTACTTGAAAGCCACATGGAATATGCGACTTAGTTTATTGTAATAAATAGGCGTACAAATGTACACATTTTTAGTATAATTATTATTAAATTTAATAAGGTACTATAGCTATGTCGGTATATACTTTTTCTACCAGGACTAAACGTCCAGAGGACACTCTTATGGTAGACAAGATCAAAGAAGAGTGTGATAAGCAGGGGCTTAACTTTAGCTCTTTAGTCATTAAACTGTTGAGAGAGCATAATGAGCGAAAAATACAAGATAGTAAGCAGACTTCTTAACGAAGATGACCCAATAGCTATTGCTGGTGAGTTAGACGTTAGCGTTAATAAGGTGCGTCGTCTTAAGCGTGAGCTATCCAGGGCTCAGCAGGATAATAAAGTCCAGGAGTTTATGAATATAGAGGACGCTATGTTCGATGAGCTAATGGAGATAGCTAAAGATAGAGCGCCTGCTTCTATCCAGGACGATGTTGGTGGCGCTCTGACAGAGCTTAAGGGCGTTCACTCGCTTATGGACGCGCTATCCCAGGATATGATATGCACTGCTAAGTTCTTATCTGGCCGCATACGTGTAGCTGCAGCTACTACACAACACGTGTCTGAGCTTGAAATATTGAGTGACGCACTTTGTAGCATGCAAACTGCTTTCTTTAATAGCAACACTACCCAAGTTAACGTTCAGAATGTGTACGGTGGCGCAGAACAAGGGTCAACTTATGGAGATCTGCTAGATGATAAACCTGCGGATATCTGAGGAAGTCTTCGACGAGTTGTATCCTGATCTTAAGGGTCTGTATTCTCACTATGACACTCCTCCAGATCACAGTAAGCTAACTAAGGAGCAGTTTGAGGCTCGGTACCTGTCTTCTAAGTTGTGGCGGCTAAACAATATCTACAGTATTGTTGATAAGAGGGGTGACAAAGTAACTTTCCGTATGAACCAGGCGCAGCATATTGTTTATGCGCGCTCACGGCAGCACACGCGTGTGGTCATACTCAAGTCTAGACAGCAGGGTATCTCTACTTTCTGGCTTGTTAGCTATTTTGACGATGCCGCCTTTAGAAGTAACTTTACTATAGGCCTGATGGCTCAAGGTATCGACGAGGCGTCTACACTCCTGGAGCGAACTAAGTTTCTATGGGATGAGCTTGCACCTAGCGTGAAGTCTTTCCTTAATATAAAGTGTGTTGCAGATAATGCCAAGAAGTACGCCTTATCTAACAACAGCACGATCTTTATCAGAGTGTCGTTCAGGTCTGCTACGCTCCAGCGCATGCATATCTCTGAGTTCGGTAAGATAGCTAATGCAAACCCTAAGCGAGCTAAGGAGACACAGACCGGCACGCTACAGGCGCTAGCTCCTGGTAATACTGGAGTTATAGAGAGCACAGCTGAGGGCCGTAACCTGTTCAAGACTGTGTGGGACAATGCTATGATAGCACACAAGTCTGGTCAGATGACAGCTAAAGACTTCTACCCTGTGTTCTTGTCCTGGCTCGATGATCCTGACTGTGTACAGTCTGTGACGCAGACTATCGATGGTAAAGCTCTTGAGTACTTCGAGAAGCTGGAGCTTGAGACAGGGCGGTGTCTTACACGTGAGCAGAAGAACTTCTGGATAACGCAGTACAGAGAGCTCGGCGGTGATATTCATCAAGAGTACCCTGGTACTCCAGAGGAGGCATTCCTAGCGAGCCGTGACGGTACTTACTACTCCAGACTGTTCAACGCGCATGTAGTCAATGGTGGTGGTCTTGTTGTCGGGCTATACGATGAGAACTTGCCTACAGATGTGTTCTTCGATCTGGGGGTGGACGATTATACTGTATGCGGCTTTGTACAGTGGTATAGACATAACTACCGAGTCTGCGATGAGTACTGGAACAACGGCTATGCCATCGGGCATTATCTAAAGTACTGTCAAGAGTCTGGTTACGAGATCAGAGACATAGTGCTTCCACATGACGCGGCACATCGCACGATAGCAACCCAGGGCAATGGTAAAGCTAAGAGTGTGAAAGACATCGTACGTGAGTGGATTAAAGAGGAAGGTCTTACCTGGGGCGTACGTGTGCTACCTAAGGATTCGATAGCAGATGGGATCGAGGCTGTCCGCCGGATGATACCTAAGCTAAGTATAGACCCTAAGTGCACTTACATTATAGACTGCTTGAATAACTACTCGAAAGAGTGGGATGACAAGCTTCTGGTGTGGAAGAAAACTCCTTTGCACGATGAATATTCCCATGGCGCTGATATGCTGAGGCAGGTAGCGATGGGCGTGCGGGAAAGTGAGGGTAGTAATAACTCACGCAGAGCAATACCTCAGCGTCATCAACGTGGAACAGGATTTGCAATATGAGCAATGATAAAGAGATTGAGAACATGATCCAAGAGAAGAACTTAAATGCAGCACGACTTACACCTGCGTTAATTGATAAAGCAATACTCACAGCGCAGTACCATGTATTTGATGGTACATGCTTGACAGTCTGCTGTTTAACACTGCAGAATGGCTTTAATGTGACTGGTGAAAGTGCATGTGCTAGCCCAGATAACTTTGACGAGGAAATTGGTCAGAAAATAGCATTTGAAAATGCTAGACAGAAAGTGTGGACTCTTGAAGGCTATTTACTCAAAGAGCTTTTAAGTAAGTCTTAGTATGTTGTGTAAGCTTATTAAATTTAATAAGCTTACATTTCTACTCATATAGAACAAACCCTCCAACCGTGAACAACGCCGCCCCCGGGCTGGCCCTAGCCCCGCCTGGAAGAACTGAATGGCGATTCACTTCTTCAACCTTTGAACCAGGATTCACTTCTTCAACCTTTGAGCGATGATTCACTTGTTACAAATCGTTACTCAATAGTTGTGTACAACCAGGACCAGGTAGTGTAGGCACTCTCGTTACAAATCGTTACTCAATAGTTGTGTACAACCAGGACCAGGTAGTGTAGGCACTCTCGTTACAAATCGTTACTCAATAGTTGTGTACAACCAGGATGATTCATGATAGTAACTTCATTAACAAATCGTAACTAAAGAAGAGTGTACATTGCTTTCGAGTTGTAGTAAGGATGTTCATTAACGAATCGTTACAATATAAATGTGTACAACCAGGTCAAACCATAGTATTCGCGTGCGCACGCATAATAAATAGAAGGAGTCATATAACTAAAGGGAATAACCTTATGCTATTTCGTTCTTACAATAATGAAATTAAATGTATACATACCTTCATTTATTTGAGATAATTAACTCATCAAATCAATGACTACTAAGTGAGAATAAATATGAGTATTGAAACTTTGAAGGCCCTTGACATAGTTGTGATAGTATTCACACAAGGGATTGAGGGCAACTTAGAGACCACTTTCATGTATGACAACAAGGCAACTAACTTTGATATTCAAGAGTGGCTCAATGGCTTGTATGTAAATCCTATCATCATTAATGTGAGTAGATAATATGAATATTGAAAAGTTGAATAAACTAAAAGATAACTTCATGACTAATGATAGTGAAGAGACCTTCATGGCTCTTGTGGAAGGATATAAAGAGCACTTTGGTGAAGACTTGTATAAGGATGTACTCTATATGATGTTCAACCATATGGACGCCCTTACTTGTGATTATTTGTATGACTACCTATAAGGAAAAGTGAAATGAAACTAATACTAGTGAGTAATGAGTACTTTGAAATTGTGTGTGACTCCATGCCATGTATTTTAAATGAAGGTGAGATGGTCATACCTATTGATTGTTTGGATGTGGTGGGAGATCTAAACTTACCATATGAGATCATTGATATCCCTACTAACTAAGGAGAAGTGCGAGTGGGCTACTCTAAGAGTGTTTACTCGTTACTCAAATCTTATAAATCTTATATTTTAATTGAATATTTAATAATATATAATATCATTATTGAAGATATCATTATAGAGCTATATATAGTTAACCGAAAAACAAGATTTATAAGATTTTAATAACATCATCACACTATAGAAGGAATATATTATGAACGAGCTAGAGAGAGTTAGAATGATCTTATCAACACTTGTAAATGAGACAAGAGAGACCTTAGAGCACGTTGAGGGTATGAAAGCCATCAATGTATCTTATAGGTTAGATGAACAACTAAAGGCTTTAGCTACAATAGAAGCATTACTTATAGCAAATAGCTCTAAATAGATATTGTACTTACATCAAAAACCATGAGATAATGTTCTCAACATCAACCAAAGAGAGTATATATTATGACTACAAATATTAAAGCCAACTACAAAGAGATCATGGACTTCTTAGAACTCAATAAGAACAAGAAAGTCTCAACTATCATGCCACTCTTATTAGAGATGACAACATCTAAGACAATGGCTAAGACCTTCAAAACCAATGACTTAGGTGAAGTGACCCACATCTTTTGTTACTATCACAAAGAGTGGGAAGCCCTTAGTGAAGTAGATTATGGTAAGAAGGCATCATCAACCACCAAATACAACACCATGTGTAAAGAAGGCCTATCCATGTGGTCCAAACAACAAAGAGAGTCAAAGAAGGCACAATCCTCTCTCTTAGATAGACTCTCTAGTGGTGATCTACTCTTAGTTGACCTAGAAGACGAGAAGGCCCTTATAGAGTCCGCTAGGACAGTTATAGTTCCTAGAGATACAAATGTCCAGGTTGACCAGGAAGAGGCCACACATGAGACTGAGTGATCTTACAATCAAAGATCTTCATTCATTAGAGAGTGTAGGTGCAAATTTGCATCTCACTCGCTCTTTGAGTAGGAAACCAAGGCTTGTACTATCAAACTTAAGTGATGCAAGGAATAATATAGACTTGTTGCCTTCACACTTACAAAAGTTTGTGGCCTATTATATTAACAAAGAAGTCATTACCCTTATAGGAGATCCACGCCATGACACGCATTAACTTAGTTAACCCTTCTATCCTCTCATCCCAACATCTAATGGCTGAGTATAGGGAACTTCCACGTATATTCACGGCTATCCACAAAGACCCACACGGCTCCGTCACTCGACAAAAGCCCAGCACTTATACCTTAGGTAAGGGTCACGTGATATTCTTCTATGACAAGGTTCATTGGCTTCTCAATCGCTATCAAGCATTATACCATGAGCTTACTGAGAGGTCATACAACCTGGATGAGACCATGTATAAGAGTATCTATGCTAAGGCATTAACTCTCTCCTTAAAGCTCCCACACAAGTCATATGAGCCC